CGAAACAGATAAAGCCCATAAACTACGTCCGCATCCGTTGCCAGCATTTTCACCAGAGCGTCTTCAGGAATTATCATGTCGTGCTCAACAGTGAACAGATAATCGTAATCGCCGGACAACATTCTCTGCCTTGCATAGCGATACTGATACAGCGTATTCTCGTGATCCTGCTTACTGTTTCCAGTTAACCCATTTGGATTGTTTGTGCTTATCTCAACTTCGAGCTCAACACCATCTGGAATAGTTAACTTTTCAATGCTTTCCAGCGTCTCTTTATGAATTGCCAACTTCCCGCCTGCCAGCTTATAGGTCGGACAGAATAATAATATTTTTACCTTATCAGCAGAGGCACCGGAAGCCACAACATAAATGTCATGTCCCTCATGGATGTTTTTCAATTCCCCAATTGGTTTCACAGTGCCTCTGCTTCGTTAATTAGTCAGCGATTAAGCTGATGGGTGGGTTGCGTACTGGAACGCCTCTGCCTGCAGAACTGCACAGCCGAAGCGGTAGGTAGCCAAAATGCCAACCTGCCCTGTGTCAGCATAAAGCTCATTCAAGCGGCGGATTCTCAACCCGCGATTGGTCACAAAGCCCATATAGTTATAGTTGCCAAACATCAAAGACTTGGCACTCGCTGCGATATTAGCCACGTTGCTATTCAACACGACCGGATAACCTTCCAGAGTTGGGCCGTCAACAGTACCGCTCATTCGAGCAACTCCGCTTGTAAACGTGAACACGCTGGAACTAACCAGCCCCTTCAGGTTGAACCAGGTTGCTGGGTCCATAACCCAAGCAGCGCCGTTATGATACGGTGATCCGAGTTTCCCCATTAATTCAGGGATTTCAGCAGCACCGATCGCAGTCGCTGAGTCAAATGACAGTCCGGCTGTACCGCCAACGAACGCGCCTTGCGGTTCGGTTGAGCCCGCACCGATCAAAGCGTAGTAGTTTTCAGTGTCGGCTACTGCGCGCCCGATAGCGTTGGTCAGGAATGCCTCAAGATTACTGTTATCGTCTTCGAGCAGCTCTTCGGACACCTTGATCAACTTGGTGAACTTATAAACCGGAACTGAAACCTGCGCGAAAGTAGGCTCTTCTTCAGCAGCACTAATCGCGCCTTCTTCAGCTACCAACGTGAACTTGGCAAGGCTCGCGTTCTCAGTCGGGAAGTTATATTTATCCCGATTGGTGGTCACGCGCATCAAACCGAGCTTGCTGATAATTGATTCTTCATCGCGCTTAGCGATGATCGAACCATATTCGTCGTCAGGGACGAGATAACCACCTTCTGTGGTCGTGCCTTCCTGCAAGGCAGCTTTTGACGCCTTACGGATATTGGACACCTCTCCAGTGCGCACATAATCCCAGAATGCGCTTTTATAGCTTTTCTCGCCGAGACTGTCGATCACAGCGGGGGCTTTCACAGTTCTCTCTCCCCGTTCAATACCAGGTGCAGCTTTCAGTTCTTCGACAATTGACTTGCGGATTTCATCGGCAATTGCCTTGATATCCACTTCAGGCTTTGGTTCAGCCTTTACTTCTTCGACGATATTTTCGTCCATTTTATTTTCCTCCTCAGGAATTGTTGAAATTGATTTTTGTTCAGCTTCAACCGATTCCTCGACCGCATCCACCGCTGATTCCTCAGCCTCCGGGATTGCCTCCGCGATTGTCTCAGTCTTTGCTTCGATAACAGCGAAATCATTCGCTGGTTTTCGCCATTCATTCGTGTCAAACAGTGCCAGTTCACCGACCGGCCACACGCTTATCAGTCCGCCCGCGCTTTTTCTAACCAGGTGGCTCACTGCCCCGCTCGATGCCCGTAAGCTGTCAAGGCTCGCCTTCATCAGCCTTTGCGCTAACGGTTCGTCACTATCCAAGACAGGCTCGAACCAATGCCCGCGTTCATCCGCTCCAACGTAAGTAGCTTTGCCAATCAGCGCCGGGATTTTCTGTTTCTCGCCAATTTCTTCAGGGTCAAAGCCGTGATAGTAGGTAACATTCACCTGGTCGCCCGTCTTTAGCCAAATGTCAGTCTCAGGCGTAAATGCCTCCCCGTCCAGATCGCGCCCCTTTACCGGCCCGCCGTAAGGCACGCCCAGCACGCGCCAGCCAGTCTCGACGTATTCGCCGTCTGCCTTCATGCGCTTATCGGTCTCCACCTCGCGCTCGATAATTCCCTTAGGTACTTGTATTTTGATTCTGTACGTTTCAGACATTCGCCACCTCTTGTTCTAATGCTTGCGTTATCCGCTGTTTGATTCCTGGGCCATAAAGCGTTTCTGCTCTGTTCACAGTCAACCAACCGCTCACGCTGTGCCCATAAGCCTGGTTAGCGCCCTGCACAAGTGGGGCATAACTAACTCCCGCAACGCTTACTTTCACAGTCCATCCGCCGCCTTCAGAAGCGACTTTCCAGTTGTCCCGAAGCTTGTATGTCCTGTTATAAGGCACGCTAATTTCGCCAGCCCGCAGCTTAGCAAAAAAAGCCCGCCTCACTTTTGGGTTAGACTTTATCAGCGGGTTCGGAGAATAAACCCTCGTAGGGTAGGTTGCCATTTTCCCGCGCAGCGCTGTGCCCTCTGCGAGTACTTGCTTCTTGACGCGCTTCAGTTGTTCAAGCTTCGTCAGCTTAGCGACCAATTCTTCTACGCCTTCAACCCTTATCTGGATGTCCATTGCGCCCTCTGCTTATCGGTCAACTCTGATTCCCAGTCATGCCTCACTCTGCAATTGCATCGCGGATGCAGCGGAGGCTCGATGCCATCAGTAATTGGCAGGTTATCGCGTGCCAAACAATCAGGGCAAACATGCCCGCTTCTATCGGTCATCCAAATTGGGACCAGGTGGATGTTGCTCTCTTTTTCGATTTCCTTCACCAACGCGTTTTCACCGCCAACTGCAGCCCTGGTAGTCTCTGTTATCGCAATCATCTCAGACCGGACTGGGTTTTTGTATATCTTATCGAGTTCTGCAATTAGCTCTATGCGCGACATGCCGTTCTCATAATATTTCGAAACCAACCTACTCACACCTTCATAGTTCCGGTTGAATAACCTTTGCAATTCATTGTCAAGATGCTCGCGCGCCCAATCCGCCGCGTCATTGATTATCACAATCCAATCACTTGGCCCAATGCCATAGTTCTCCATCGCAACTTGGGCTTGCTGTACAAATACGTCAACCAAAATGGGCTCTGCCTCTTTTTGAATATGCTTCCATCCAGTTTGCCAATATTCAGCAGGCACTTTACCCAAATCGGGTGGATCGCCTAAAAAGCCAATTAGCTTATCGCCCTCTGCCGAAAGCCCCCGACTCAGAACTCGCGCTAATCTGCGTTCAACTTCTCTAAGACTGATAATCTCAGGCATTTTAGGGATAATCCTTCCATGCAATCACAGTGTCAAACAGATGTTTCACGTCCTCGACCGACTTTGCAGCTTCAAGCGCGCCTGAGATAGCGCCGTGAAGAGACGGCTCGATGATGCTGCTCTCAAACTCGCGCAGCCCTTTGCCGTCCTTGATCCGCTTTTCTGCCATTCTCTGCCATCGCCGCAATTCAGCCTCGCGCTCATCAACCGGCTCCGGCATATCCTCGCGCTCGTCCAGTTGCTCTTGATGCGCGTTCAGCATTGCTTCCTGTTCGTCCGTCAATTTATACCCAGCTAACTCAAGCGCCAACTCAATCGGCATTCCGGCAAGCGTTAGCTTGTTCAGCAGATCCGCCCGATCGCCCTCGTCCTGCTGGAATATATCCATCTCTTCGAACTTGAATTCCAACCGCATGCCGTCCTGCTCTAATAGCTGTGTGTTCAATGCATCCTCGAAAATCCGCGCTCTTGGCTTGATCGTATCCTCGTAGAATGACAACCGGTCTTCCTGCGCCGTTGCATAGTTAGCCGCCTCACTATCAAGCAAAGTTTGTTTTATGCCAAACGCCATAGCGATATTGTCTTTTGATATCTTATCAAGTTCGGGAAACGCCAAATCTTTTAGCGGCGGCGTTAGTGTCGTGGCTGTGATAGACCCTGCCCGCATACCCATAACCCGGAACGCATTCTTGATCGCCGTTGCTGATTTCTTGAACCAGTTTTGAACGCGCTCAATTTCGTTTTTGTCAGTGGCGTCAATGCCCAACAACGTAACCGGCATTGCCCCGCCCTCAAAGTACATCTCGGGAAATTTGCTTATCGAGTACAGTAATTTCACGTCAATCGTGGAAGCAATACCTGCACCGATACCAGGAAGAATGTCCTGCGTCGGATCGAACTCATTGATGTAAAGCATCTCGTACTTACCAGCGGTCAGGTCGTTATTCCACTGTGCCCCGCTGGTGTTCTGCTTGAAACTGATAATGCCATTTTCATACTTGACCGTCATGTCAAATGGGTTGCGATATTTGACGTCTTTTCTGTAGCCGGACTGGTTAGCGATGATTTCCCCAAATGCCGCGCCCGATAATAGGCATGACGCCTCCCAACGCCACAGCAAATCGCCCAACTTGGTCGGGTAAGGCCATTCAATCTCGTTCTCTTCACCCTTGTAGATCGCAATTGGTATGCTCGATAGTGCGTCACACCTGAGCTGTACCGCCCGATAAAACATAGGCACGCGCTTGTAGAGTGTCGCAACGGAGTCGGGTACGCCGTCACTGGTTAGCAGCTCCATCCATCCAGGCACGTTCGTTATCGTCTTATAATTGTCTGCCATCCAGCCTCCATCAATCCATCCATAATATCGCCCCTCCGCTGGTCGCTCCATACCATGCAATTGCAAGGCTCATTACACAGTCGTCATGCATCCCGTCCGGTGCACCGTAGCTAAACCCGCCCGACGCATTGCGCTTACTCTCAAAACTCAACAGCTCGCCCACTAACACGGGATCATCGATCACCCTAATCTGTCCGTTCTCAAACGCTGCCTGTAAATTCTGAATAATCGCCTGCTTCGTTGCAGAAGTCGTTGTAAATGGCACAATATTCAAGCCCCTGCTTACCAGCTCGTCAATGACCGGTCTGCCGATACTGTTACTCTCAACCACCATTGATGTTAGATGATAGCGGTGGTAGACTGACTCTAACCGGTTTATCAGCACCGGATAATCCACGCGGTTGAAACGATCCATGAAGACCATCTCTTTTGATTCGGCATCCAGAACGCTCACGACTGTAAAGTCCACACTTGCCGCCACGTCCACCCCTGCCACGTACTGCTTGCCCTGCTCGTACTCACGCGGCTCTAAGATCGCAGCCTCTTTGACTCGCCTGAATACACCGCCGGATAAGTCAACAAATTGTGCAAGCGTTTCCTGCTCAAATATCTTTCTCGGTTGGCTGTAAAATAGCTTCTCGATTTCCGAGAATGGAATATCAGGATTCTCGTAAGGGTTAGGTTCTCGCTCCAATCCCTTATCAGTAATCTTCACGCCCAACGTTGGTACTTGCCACGCCATACTGTCAGGATCGTCTACAGACTTTGCGTGCTCTTCCCAGTACCAATTCCGTCCATAAGGGGTACTAATTCCCCACGCCCAGCCATTCGTGTCAATCAGCATCGGACGAAGCACTTCACTCCATGCTTTCCGGTGGATGTATGCGGCTTCATCCATAACTACACCATCGGCTGTGTGCCCGCGCGCATTGTCAGGATTATCAAGGCTGCGATAGAAAATCTTGCCGCCATTCGGAAAGTGAGCCTCCATGCGTGACTGGTTGAATTTAGCAACGTTATTAGCCGCCTTGCGCGTTTCTTCAAAACCAACATTGACTTGATCGTATGTAGGCGCGCCCCACAATACCGCCTTACCCTTTACCGCGCTCTCAACCGCAATCGCCATAGCTAAAGTCGTCTTTCGCCATCGTCTACCAGCGGATAACCAGTTGAACCGCTTTGATTCGTTACGAACCAGTATCTGCCCTTGATGCGGATAAGGCAGCCGTATGCGGTCATTGTTCTCCGCGCCAGTCATTCACATACTCGATCTGGACTTTTCCACCATCCGCACCCGTGACTTCCTGCCGCTCAACGTATCCGCGCGACTTGCCGATGGTCTTTAGCGTGAAGATAATGGCTGTGATATTGCCCTCTTTCACTTGCTGGAATAATTGATTTTCTGCAAAGTCTATTAGCGTTTCCCGCTCTTCTTCGTAGACCGATTTTAGGGTAGGGTATCGGTCAATGTATCTTGCGATGGTGTTTCTACTGCAACCCAAATAACGCGCTGCAGCGGATATGTTCCCGTGCTTCTCGCGTATTGCATCGCCGATCTGGTTTGAAGTATACTTTTCAGCCATCGCTTTTAATCCGCTCAATTGCTCAATAACTCCGGCACTCCGCCGGTCACATCAACCCACCTCTGGATTGCTACTGCCACATACGCAGGACTGATTTCAACCGCCCTGCACTTCCGCCCTAACCGTTCACAGGCAATAAGGGTCGTGCCTGAACCTGAAAACGGCTCATAAACAATAAAGCCCTGATCACTAAACCATTCAACCGCTTTCTCTGCTAATTCAAGTGGAAAAATCGCGTGGTGAACTCCTTTTATTTGGGTTTTAACGGTACTAACTTCCCACATTGCATATCTTGTTTCGTTTTCTTTTTGCGTTGTGTAATATTCATCCCCAGCCGATAACACAAACACCAATTCCCAGTTTCTTGATAATATCCCACTCGTAGCAATGTTGAACCCACTTTTTTTATTCCAACAAATTGTTTCTTTGACTGTAAAAGGATGGTTGCCAGCGAACACCTGTTTGCCATAAGCGTCTCTAACATTCGCGTTGTACATAACATTCCAGACAATTGGCGACAAATCGTCAAACATAATTCCTGAAAACAAACTCATTACACCGTCACAAAAGAAAATCCACTCATCTTTTGTTTTTTTATCAACGGCCTTGTCTTGATAAAATCTTTCTTGCTCCCCGTAATAATCTGGTTTAAGCCCTCCGGTCGCGCTGTTATAAGGTGGACTGGTAAACATCATGTTTGCCCGCTCTCCTTGCATGAGAGCGTCCACAACCGCCTTATCTGTGCAGTCACCGCATATAAGCCGATGCTCGCCCAACTTCCACAGTTGACCTGTTTCCACACCCAACTTTTCGCGCAACTCCTCCGCTTTGTCAATTTGCGGCTCAACGTCTTCCGGCGTGTCACCCGCCCATAAATCAAGGTCGAGGTCGTGTTTGTCAAAGCCCCAATCCAGAAGATCGTCCAATTCAAAGTTATTAGCCAGCGTGTCAAAATCCCACTCTGCCACGTTCTTATTCAGGCGCACATTCAACTCACGCGCTTCGTCAATGCTCAACTCCCTGTCAGGCACGCGCACATCGATCTGATAATCAGGATCGTAGCCTAACAGCGTTTCCAGTATCTTTTTGCGCTGGTGCCCGCCGATAATCATATTGTCGGTGTTGATGATGATAGGGTCTGCAATACCAAATTTGGCGAGGGACGCTTTCAAGTCCTTCGCCTGTTTCTCGGTTATTTGACGCGGGTTAGCCTCATAAGGAATAAGCTCCCTTATCGCCCGCTTTTCGTTATGCCAAGTTATCTCTCCCAGCTCGCCCTCACTTCAGTCCGTCCCGCCCAGCCAGGACTCGTCGTCTTTCCCGTTCATCGCATCAAGACGCGCGGTTAGCTCTGCTACTTGCTTTTCGAGTTCACGGATGCGCTTATCTCTGCCTTTTACGGCTACTTGAAGTTTGTCAACCTGTGTTTGTAAGTCGGCGTTTTCTTGCTGTAAGTTCAAAATAAACGCCTCCCTGTCACTAAGCACAGCCCGCAATCCGCTTATCTGCGTTTCAAGCGCGTCCACTTTCGCTGCAAGCTCGTCGGTTCTTTTATTCGATGCAGATATGCGCGTCTCATAAGCACCGCTCAACGTTGCCACGCAATCCGCTGCAACTTTTTTGCGGTTGAAAATGGCGGATACAATCACCCCGCCTAAACCGCCGCCGCCCAGCAGCGATACTATGATTGCGATAACAACTTGCTCACTCATCGCTATCCAACGCCCTCGTCGGTCTCATCAATCGCCATTTCAAAGAGATTAATATCCGGCTTGTCGGTTAGATCGTGCAGCAAATTGCCACCGCCACCTGCCACAACTGCAGTCAGAATTTGACCAATAAGCGCGTTAGGGATATACGGCGCGAATAGGTTGACGCCTGTAAGCCATACGAACCCGCCTGAGATAATCCAGGCTATGAACATCAACCAGAAATGGTCAAGTTCGTACTTATCAAAAATTGGCGTGATAAGCGCGGCTACAAGCCGGTTAGCCAACACCATCATCCCGATCACAATCCCAAGC